GACGGGCGCACGCGGCGGCTCACGAAGACGGAGAAGTACCACCTCGTCGGCAACAGCGTGCCGCCGCGGATGATCCAGTTGCTCGCCGAGTGCAACGGACGGCGCGCACTCACCGTGGAGGCTGCCGAATGACCAGCCACATCGATGACTATCGCGCCAAGTGCGCCGCAAAGAAGCCGGTGCCGATGCAGTCCGGTCTCCGCCGCACGCCCGAACTCAATGCGACGCTGTTCCCGCACCAGCGGCATGGCGTCGAGTTCGCCCTTCGCGCCGGTCGGGCAGGCCTCTTCTACGATACCGGGCTGGGGAAGACCGCCCAAATGCTCGAATGGGGGCGGTGCGTCGTCGAGCACGAGAACAGGCCCGTGCTCATGCTCGCCCCTCTTTCGGTCACCTCGCAACATCTCCGTGAGGCCGAGCGGCTGGGCATCGAAGCGAAGATCGCACGCTTCGGCGGAGTTCCGGCCAGTCCGTGCGTGGTGCTGACCAATTACGAACGTCTCGACAGATTCGACCCGGCCGACTTCGCCGGCGTGATCCTCGACGAGAGTTCGATCCTGAAGAGTTTCACGGGGAAGACGACGCGCAAGTTGATCGACGCGTTCTCCGCGACCCGCTTCAGATTGGCTGGGACCGCCACGCCGGCACCGAACGACTATACGGAGCTTGGGCAGCATAGCGAGTTTCTCGGCGTCATGCCGTCGAACGAAATGCTGTCGCGCTTCTTCGTGACCGACCAGTCCGAGATGGGCCGCTACCGGCTGAAGCGGCCGGCAATGAGGCCGTTCTGGGACTGGGTCGCGAGCTGGGCCAGGTGCGTGTCCAAGCCGTCCGACCTCGGGTTTTCCGACGATGGGTTCGAACTTCCGCGCCTCGACATTCGCCGGCACGTGGTCATGGCCGATCGTGGCATCGACGCCGGCGAAGAGAAGGACGGGCAGTTCCGCATGTTCCGCATGCCGGACCGTTCGGCGACGGCAATCCATCGGGAAAAGCGGCTGACCAATGAAGCGCGCGCCGAAATCGTCGCCAAGATCGTCGAAGCCGCCGGTAGCAAGCCGATCGTGATCTGGGTCGACACGGACTACGAGGCGGACGCGGTCAAGTCCGTCGTGCCGAACGCGTTCGAAGTCCGCGGGTCCATGCCGATAGACCGCAAGGAAGAAACCCTGGACGGGTTCTCTCGCGGCGACATTCAAGTCTTGCTGACGAAGCCGTCCATTGCAGGCTTCGGCCTCAATTGGCAGCACTGCGACGAGACGATTTTCGCCGGCGTCAGCTTCTCTTACGAGATGTTCTATCAGGCCGTTCGCCGCTTCTGGCGTTTCGGCCAGCGTCGCCCGGTCACGGCGCACGTAGTGTGTGCCGACACCGAGGTTGAAATCGCCGCCGTGGTGTCCCGCAAGGCCTGTGACCACGAGCGCATGAAGGCCGAGATGGCGGCGGCGATGCTTCGCGCCGCCCAGTCTCACGACATCCTCGATCCCTATACGCCCAACATGGAGGCGCGGTTCCCCGCGTGGATGGCATGAACGTCTTCGAACAGGCGCTCGGCGAGCGCTACGCGATCTATCATTGCGACACGGTTGAATTCACGTCCGAAATGGCGGCGAGTTCCATCGATTTCTCGATCTACTCCCCGCCGTTCTCTTCACTCTACGTCTACTCGGAGAGCGAACGAGATATGGGCAACGTCGAAAACGACGAGGCATTCTTCGAAGCCTACGCTCATCTCGTGCGAGAGCTGTTCCGCGTGACCAGACCGGGACGACTGACCGCGATCCACGTCAAGGATCTCGTCTACTACTCCAACTCTTCGACGAAAGGCGATCGCGGGCTGAGGCCGTTCTCCGACGGATGCACGAAGGTGCACCTCGACGCCGGCTGGACCTTCCATGGGCGCTACACGATCCGCCGGGATCCCGTGCGCGAGATGCAGAAGACCAAAGCCGATCGACTGCTCTACAAGCACTTCCGCGAGGACGCCGCCAGATCTGGGTCTGGTCTTCCTGAATACATGCTCGTGTTCCGTTGTTGGAAGGATGGGATGGATCTGGTTCCTCCCGTCGTCCACGACCCTCGCGAATTTCCGCTCGACACGTGGCAGGAATGGGCCAACTCGGTCTGGGATGGCCTATCCGAGACCGACACGCTCAACGTGCGCGTGGTCCGCGACGACGAAGCCGAGAAGCATCTCTGCCCGATGCCGCTCAACCTGACGGATCGCGGCGTGCGGATGTGGTCGAATCCTGGCGAGACGGTCTACTCGCCCTTCATGGGCATCGGGTCCGAGGGCGTGGCCAGCTTGCGCGCCGGGCGCCGCTTCGTCGGGACCGAACTCAAGCAGGCCTATTTCCGGCAGGCCTGCAAGTACGTGGCCGAAGCCGAGCGGACCGGAACCACCATGTTCGACAGCGGGAGGGCCGCATGATGCGCGCGATCGTTCAAGCGGGCGCTCTGCGCTCCGCCGTGAACAAGGCCGTGGCGGCCTTGAACAAGTCGAACTGGGTACCCGTCCTGTCGATGGTGCGGATCGAGTGCGCCGAAGGCCGGCTTTCGGTCAGCGGCACCAACCAGACCATGGTCGTGACCGCGACCTGTCCGGTCCATTCCGGCGAGGACGGCGCGTTCTGCGTTCCCGGGGTCCGCCTCGCGCGGTTCCTCCGCCATCTGCCGGCCGACGAGATGCTGAGCATCCGCCACGTCGGCGATCGAGCGCAGATCGATATGGCGCTCGGCCGCCTGTCGCTGATGACGATCCCGGCCGACGAGTTTCCGACCAAGGCCAGCATCGTCGAGCCATTCGGTCCGGCGATCACCATGACGGCGCCAGATCTGCTGGCCTTCCTGCGGCGCCTGCTGCCATTCGTCTGCACGGAGGAGACCCGCTACTACCTGAATGGCGTGTGCCTGCACGCCGGCCCCGGTGGCAAGCTGGTCGGCGCCGCCACCGACGGCCGGCATCTGGCCAGAGTCACGCTCGATGCCGACGCAGGCACTATGGGAGATCTTCGCGCCATCGTCCCGAATGCTGCCGTCAGGTGGATCGTCAGCCATCTCGGAAAGACCGGGGACGCCAAGCTGAGCTTCGACGCCGGCAAGCACTGCATCAGGATCGAAGCCGAAGGCACCACTATCGTCACCGATCTGGTCGACGGCAGGTATCCTGACTACGAGCGCGTCATTCCGGCCACGTGGACCAAGCGCGTCAAGCTCGACCGCGCCAAGACACTGTCCACGCTGACGTTGCTGAATTCGCTGCTCCACAAGGGCAACGGCTGCCGGATCGTCGAGCAGGCCGACGGTCGTCTTGCCGTCGTCGCGCGCAACATCGACAGCGAGGAACTGGTGCTCGCCCTGCCGATGACCGCGGCGGAACCGGCCATTGAGGCTGCGCGCTTCGATGTTTCGATGAACCCGCGGCTGCTGACGACAGCGCTCCTCGCGAGCTGCGGAGAAGCGATCTGGCTGGCCGCATCTCCCGGAGGCGGCCCGGTCGCGATCACTGGAGACGACGACCCGGGCGCCGTTTCGGTGGTGATGCCGATGCGCGGCATCGATTTCGACATCGCTCTTCCGGATGGAGCCGTCGCATGCTGACCCTCCGCCCCTATCAGCGCGGCGCCGTCGACGCGCTCTACACCTACTGGCAGCGCGGCGGCGGCAACGGCCTCGTCGTGCTGCCCACCGGCGCCGGCAAGTCCCTCGTGATCGCCACGCTCTGCCGCGAGATCCTGTCGGTGTGGCCGAAGCTCCGGATCGGCATCGTCACCCACGTCAAGGAGCTGATCGCCCAGAACGCTCAGGAACTCCTTCGCCTGTGGCCGGAAGCGCCCGTCGGGATCTATTCCGCAGGTCTCGGCCGGCGCGACCGGCACGCGCGGATCTTGTTCATGGGGATCCAGTCCGTCCACAAGCACGCCACGGACCTCGGCGGCTTCGACGTCCTCCTGGTCGACGAGGCCCACCTCATCCCGCGCTCGACGGCGACCATGTACGGGCGCTTCATCGCCGACTGCCGCACCGTGGTCGACGACATGCGCATCGTCGGTCTGACGGCGACGCCGTACCGCCTGGACAGTGGGCGCCTCGACCGCGGCGACGAGCGGATCTTCGACGACATCGTCTACGACGCCAACGTCCGTGACCTCATCGAGGACGGCTACCTGTCGCGGCTGATCAGCAAGGCGACCGTCGCTCAGATCGACACGGCCGGCGTGCACGTCCGCGGCGGTGAATTCGTCCCGCGCGAGTTGGAGGCCGCCGCCCGGCGTCCGTCCGTCGTGGTGAACGCGGTGCGCGAGATCATCGCGCTCGGCGAGGGCCGCGCCGGATGGCTGGCCTTCTGCTCCGGCGTCGAGCACGCGATCGACGTCAGGGACTGCATGCGCGAGCACGGCGTGACCTGCGAGACGGTGACCGGCGACACTCAGGCCGCCGAGCGCGACCGCATCATCGCGGCCTTCAAGGCACGCCGGATCAAGTGTCTGACCTCGGTCGCCGTGCTGACCACCGGGTTCAACGCGCCACACGTCGACCTGATCGCCATGCTTCGCCCGACTCTTTCGACCGGCCTCTATGTGCAGATGGTCGGCCGCGGGTTCCGTCTCGCCGACGGCAAGGAGAATTGCCTCGTCCTGGACTTCGCCGGGAACGTCCGCCGGCATGGCCCCGTGGATGCGCCGAAACCGAAGCGCGAGCCGGGTGGAGGCGGAGACCTCGAGGAGAAGGTCAAGCCCGACGCGATCGCCGCGAAGGTCTGCCCGGAGTGCCAGACCTACGCCCATCCGGCCGTGCTGTCGTGCGAGGTCTGCGGTTTCACGTGGCCGCGCGAGGCCGAGCCGAAGCACCAGTCGGAGGCCGAGGCCGTCCCGATCCTGACCACGGAGGAGAACCCGTGGCTCGAGGTGCGCGACGTCCTGTTCAGCCGGCACGAGAAGCGCGGATCGCCGCCGAGCCTGCTGGTCGAGTACCTCGCGGGGCCGGTGACCTATCGCGAGTGGTGGTGCTTCGAGCACGTCGGATTCGCGCGCGACAAGGCCGGCATGATCTGGCGGCGGCTCGACGGCCGGTTGCCGGCACCAGCGACGATCGACGAGGCGCTGGAGCGATTGACCGAGCTGTCGCCGGTGACGGCGATCAAGGTCAAGACGGCCGGCAAGTATCCCGAGGTCGTGTCCCGCCGGATCGGGATGCGGCCGGCTGCGGAGGCCGCGGAGTGATGGCGAAACGATCGCACTTCACCCCTGAACAGCGCGAGCGCGAGCGCGCGGCGAC